GACTCAAACTTAGGAGCTGGAGATCTTGTTGGAGCTGATTCTGTTGAATTAACAGATATGAAAATAGCTGCTAATTACTGTAAGAAAAATAGATATTTTTGGGATGGAACAATTACGGATAAAATAAACTTAAGAGATTTTCTTTATCGTCATGCTGGTTATTGTTTGCTTGATTTTACAATTATTGGAGGGAAATTTAGTTTAGTTCCAACATTGCCTTATAACGATAATTTTAGTATTAATCATGGCGTTAATATAACAACAGGTAAAAAACCTATTTTTGATAAAAATTTAAGCAAAACAGGCGATGAAAATTATGTAAAAGCTTTATTTACTGATGGTAACATTGCTGATTTAAAAGTAAGTTTTTTATCTCCTGAAGAGCGTCAAATGGCGAAGGCCAATGTTCTTTTGCGTAAGGAAAAAGAAAATGGTTTTTCTGAAACAATTTCAATGCTTATTAGTCTTTTAAAAGAATATGATGCTACAACTGAAACTTTTAAATCAAGAGATCCAGAAAATGATCCAATAGAAGTTTTTGACCTTTCTGGTTTTTGTACGTCAGAGAAACAAGCTTTAGATTTTGCTATGTATGTATTAAAAACAAGGAAAGAAGTTGATCATGGTTTGACATTTAAAACAGCACCACAATATGTCATTGGGTTAATTCCTGGTGATTATTTTCGATTGGTTTCAGAAGCAACTCATACAACTCGTTTTAGAAATGGTGCAATTACTCCTGATGGAAAGGTTATTAGTATGAACGAGTTGACAGGGAATCAATCTGTTTATGTTTGGAGGCCAGGTACTGAAAACGTTGAATCAACAAGTATTAATTTTGATAGTTCAAGTAGTATTCAATCTCATGCAGGAAAATTGTTTACAGTGAAAAATACAACAACAGAAAATAGAATCTATAAAGTTGAAAGCCTTTCCTATGCCGAAGACGGTTTAATAGAAGTAGCAGGTAGTCATGCTCCTGTTAATGCTTCAGATCAATTAACTGTCTTACAAGGATGGGATTCAGACACTCATTTTAAAATCGAGAGGACTTAATGGCAAACGAAGTTGCATTTCCAGCAGGAATAAAACCAAGTTCTAGAAGTTTTTCTCCTGGCACGTATCCAAGTACTAATTTTGAATCGTTAGATGGTACAAAGACACATATTCGTTATGGTAATAAGCAAGTAAATGCTACGTTGCAATTAGGTTTTTCTAATATCACTGATGAACAGGCTTTCGACATCCTTGAAAATTATCGATTAGTTAATTCTGCTTGGGACTATGTAACATTCAACCAAGATTCAGGTTTGGCAGGTGTTGGAGGAGATGGTCACACTGACCCATTTGGGAGATTGACAAACTTAGCTGGATATATGGATGCAATTCCTCTTGGTTTAAAATGGCGTTATTCTGGACCCCCAACTGTAACAAGTACCTTTAGAGGTTTGAGTAATGTGAGTTGTTCTTTTGTTGCTTGTTTGGATGCGCCTATATAATAAAAGTAATGTTTTTAATTTAGAGCTGTGGCTGGTTATTACAGTGGCAAAGATGGAAAATTACTTCTGTCTAAAACCGATACAACAGGAAGTGCTGTTTTTTCAGAAGAAGAACTTGGTCAAGTTCAAAACTGGAGTTTTTCTCAGTCAATGTCTGTGCTTGAAGCCACAGCAATGGGAGATACTGACAGAGTAATAAGCGCAGGAGTGAGGAGTTACTCTGGATCTTGTAGAATTTTTTATTACACAAGTTCGTCAACAGCAGCTCCTAATGTTGGGAAATTTTTAAAGGAATCAATAAAAGTAGGATCTGCGGCTGGAGATGCTACGAATGAAGAATCAGGTCAGTTAAAATTAAAGCTAAGACTTGAAGAAGCTGCTGATGGCACAAATGCAAGAGATATAGTCTTTTCAATTTTTATAACAGGCATTTCAATGAGTAGTTCTGTAGGAGAAATTTCTTCTGTTGATATTAGTTGGGAAGCAAATGGAGCACCAATAGAGCTTGATAACTTTGTAGATTAGAATGGCTGTTTATTTTGGACAAAATGGCGAAATAGAGATTCGCAGGGATACTTTGTCATCCCCTATCCAAACGAAGTTAGATCCGCATGACGTAAATACATCAACTAAAAGATTTTCAATTGATCGAGCTTCTGGTTCGTTAATCACTGGAGATCGTGTAGAAATCGCAACGGTTGATAAAAGCACATTAGAACTTGTTAGTGGTCATAATCATCCAGATGGTAATTGGTATGTTTATGTTGATAAAATGGGTGGAATTAGATTATTTAGTACGTTTGCGGCTGCTATTACAGGAAGACAATCAGATGCTTTAACACTTGTTACTCCTAGTGCTGCCAAAGAAGTAACACTTCAAACTGTTAACTCTAGATTTAGACATTTAGCAAGAGTACAGGATTTTGAAATTACTACGAATAGAGATCAAATTGATTTAACACCTTTAGGTGCTCAGTTTAAAAAACAATATGAAGCAGGATTAATTAGTGGTCAAGGAACTTTAAATTGTCTATGGGAGCACAGCACAGATT